GTTGGTAGGAAGACCTCCAGGAACGTTTTGGCTCCAAATTGTGATGTAGTCCTCGTCGGTAACATCGTAATATAGATCCAAAGGAATCGAAGGATTGTCTTCGTGATCGAAAGAAACGCTTTCGAATAAATTAGTAAGAGAAGGTGCGTTATTGATTACTTCGGCCAAGATTGGTCCCATGAATTCAGCAACAGCAGCTTGGGCTTCATAAGCTGTTTCGCGATTCTTGGAGGCCATTGCCTTGACCAAGGCAATTTGTTCGTCTGTTCTTTTTAGTGTAATATCCATTTTGGGTAATAGTTTAAGGTTGGTGCCTATACTGGCCCTGGATATTAGACATCAAGGGCTACAAGACAAATCTTCGCATCAGCGTCAAGGACAGCGATAATTTCTCCAACTGCAGATCCATTTCCGACCGAAGCGGTCGTAATCAATCCAGATGAGCCAGCAGCCTCAGCAGTTCCGTATACAGGAGCTTTAACAGATGGGGTGCCATCAACTTTCATTGCGATAAGACCTCTGCGAAGAACAGGAACAACTTGACCAGGAAGAACCGACTGACCTTCGTCACCCTTTACTGTATAGTAAAGAAGCTTTTCGTTATTCTCATCGTAAGCCAACGTGTCACGAAGAGTAATTCCGAGACTTCCAGCTCCACCCTTGTCTGGCTGACACTTAAGTACAGCCGAAGGATATCCAACTTGACCGACGTGACTAAGTCCTCCGCCGCTAGCGTTATAAGCAGCTCCCATATAAGCGCGAGCCTTTTCGTCATAAGAGCCCGAGCCAGCTGAATTTTCAAGCGTGGTGGGGTTGTCGCCGAATGTTCCAGCGGATACGTTAACGAGTCTTCCTGCGTCCCAGTCAGCAGCCGCGCCGCCAACCTTCATGTTGGAGCAAGCATCGCCAGGAGCAGAGTTACTACTCCCGAGGTCGAGAGCGTAGAGGTTGATAACCTCGTGTTCGTTATATTGTCTAAAAGGTAATAGTGTTGAAGCCATGATATTTAATAGTTGATGGTTACGTTTTCTTTAGAGAAAGTTTTTTTGAATTGATCTTTGAGGCTCTCCTCCTTAGAAGCAGTCTCGTTGTTATTGTTGGTGATAGGTTCTACAGCCTCAGCTTCGACAGAATCGAGAACTTCTTCTGTAGTCTTTTCGGTTTCTTCGGCAGCTTCCGTTTCTTCGGCAGCCTCTTCAGAGATTTCTTCGGAAGCGTTAGATACTTCCATAGCTTCGATCCGCTTGGCGACTTCTGCTTCAATCTTTTCTTCAAAAGCTTTGTCTGCGGCAGCGATAGCTTCCTTGTTTTTGTGAGCCCAAATTACAGAAAGCTTTTCCTTATAAGAATCAAAGGACTCTTGAGATTCCTCAAGCGAAGATACCTCACTAGCAAGAATCTGACGGTCTTCGTCATTTAATTCGTAAATAGAATCCACTTCTTCCATTCGAAGGGAAAATCGGGCTTCGCCTTCTTGCTTCTTTTGGGCTGCTTCGAGCGATCCAAGCTTTTCAGAAGTCTCGCTTAATTCCGACTTAAGCTCTTCTATTTCTTTTTCGCGAGTCTCTGCTGCGGCCTCTGCCTCGGCTTGGGCGTTAACAGCGTCTTGCTTTTCCTGCTCGAACTGCTCGCTTTTTTCCTTAATGGCGTCTCCAACAACCTTAGCGATATTAGCTACAGACTCTTCGCTGTAACTCTTCTCGGGAAGTTTGCTGGCGAGCAACTCTTTAATGTCTTCAATTAAGTTTTGATTTTCCATAACGTGATTTTTGGTGTTTGAATTATTTACATCAGTTTTTTTGCTTTGTGAAATGTTTTTTTTGAAATTGCAAAACTTCTTTAAAAAGAAATCACTGCAGTTGTTTATTTTTTCCACATCCACAAAAGAAGATTTACTCATTTCTTTTTTTTTAGAATCCCCTAAAAAGACTCCCTTTACATCTGCTGCTGGATTTGCAGTGAAGCCAATTCCAAGCGGAAAAACATTTCCAACAACAAGTCTATTCACCTGAGTTCCGTCAGGCATTCTTCCCTCTCCGTCGTTTGCCTTAAGGTATTGAGAAAGCTCTTCCACAAGTTTAGGGTCAGAAATAATTTCAGCCTCCGAAAGATCCTTGCTTCCGAGCGCTATATAAAAATCATTAAAACCTATCTCCCAACTTGCTGACACTACCCCATAAAGTTCGCTTTCAGGACTAACGCTAGCTTTAACCATATCAGCAAAATTCTGATCTACAGTTTTATATATCACAGAGCCCAAGGAAATATTCATTGGATCTACTGTAGATAAAACCTCTTCATCTGACAGAAATCTATGCTCATCTCTCGAAGTCATAGCAGACTTTAATATATGCCCAACAACCCTAGCCTTATTATGTTCTATATTTGTAGGCTTATGTATAAAGTAATCTTTGATTGCGATAGCGGTAGCAGAATCAATTCCATCTCCGTTCTTATTGAAAGAGTTTACCACAGCGGCGTCAAATGCAACACCTAGCAAGTCAACGTTTTTCTCTAAGTCGACTTCTGTAGGAACCAAAGGTGCGAGACTATCAAGGCTTGCCTGACAATAATTCAAATGCTCTCTCGATTCGCTAGCAGAAGACTCCAGAGAAGAAGAGAATTGAGTTGAGTATTTAAACTTATCCACCAGAGTTCTTTCTTTCCTGAATTTCTGCCCTTGCTTCTTTTGCTAATTTAATTATCTCCATTAAGTTTTTTCTTGCTCTAGTTGCAGCAGACTTGTTCCCCTTGGAGATAAACGCACCGCACTCGGCCTCAGCGGATTCCAAATTTTCTTTTATTTTTTCGATAGATTCCATGATTAAAATTGGTTAATGGTTAACGCAATTAATAAATACACAAAAAAAATAAAATAAGAATAATTTATTTTCCGTGATATAAAAGCGCGGCAGGGTATTCTGGAATTTGATGCGCTATAGATATTTCCTGAACACCCTCTAATGTACAAAGATTTCCTATTTCATTAAAATCATCAACGCACTTTTTTGCAGTTTCGCCCCAGTCTTCCGATTCGGCGCAAACAACTATAGACTCACAAAGCTTATCTATCAATTCTTTGTGGGATTTACTTACTCTCTTAATTCCCTGTTTCTTTTTTACTTCAGAAGATATTAAGGTTCTTAATTTTTCTGTTGAGTAGACTGTGTCCTTAATGCCTGTTGTGCTATAAGATGTTGCCCTTGAGTTTTCTTGAGGTATATCGGTGGTTCCGCTAGGTCTGCCTGCTTCTTTTGGTGGGCTCGGCTGCGGCGCAGTATTTTTCTTTTGAATTTTCCTGTCTTCTTCAGCTCCTGGCGCCTCAATAGAGGGAACTCCACCAACCAAAGGATTCCAATATCCCTTTTCTCTTTCGTCTGCATAATCCTCTTGAGGCGACGACAAGTCTTCTGGGTTCGGATAGACTCCAGTCTTAATTGCATTGATTCCTTGCTCTGGAGTTAGTACTCCCAGCTCAAGCAGTCTCGTTGCGACGCGCTGCAACTGAACTTCGTCTTTGATGTCGATTTCCTGAAATTTTGCAGTAGGAAATTTTCTGAACCCTAGGTTTTTACAAACCTCTTTTATTTGAGGCTGAAGAAAATCGTTAAGGAACGCATTTCTCGCCTCCTTTAGTCTTTCAAGAAACATTTCAGTTTTTACCTGCGTATTACTATAGCGCTCGTCTCCAACAATAATATTCTGAAGCCCTTCCTTAATATCTTTGTTTACTACTTCATACTTCTCGGGACCTATAACTTTCTTCAAGTCAGGTATAACGAAATCCGCCTTTGTTGTATAATCCGCAACCAAAACCCTACCAACGCTCTCGTTTGCGAATAGTTGCTGCATGGCATTAATATTCTGAGGGTTAACTCCCCCATCCTCTTCTTTCGCGCCCATGGTAATTAATAGAATAACATTTTCTATAGTGCGACTTATGGCTTGATCAATCTTTTTTAGCTCAAGCTTCCAATTGATATCATCTAGAACAGAATATCCAAATGGAATAGCAAAAGGCTCATAATCCTGCTTCTTGTAAAAAGAGTAACACAACTTAGTGCTATCTAAAATTATAGAAACCCCATCTGGGAGATACAACCCTTCTTTGATTTTGTTTTTTATTTCTGGGGCTAAAGCTTTAAACACTTCTCTATCTCTTTCTGTCTTTGGATTCTTTAGTCTTTCTATCTCATAATCGGAAAGAAGCTTTCTGTACTTACCATCATCAAAAGAAGAAGAATTCTCATGGATTATATCGTATGGATTCAATAATATATATCTAATAGGCACCATACCTGGCTTCAAAGACTTTTGTCCATATATTGTCTTAAGCTGTTTAAAGTCCCCAGAATTAAATTTTCCATCTACCCTATAAAGAAATACATTTCCCGACCTATAGTATTCCCTAAAGTATTGGTCCTTTAGATTCCACATATTGATTTTCTCAAACCATTTTGATATAAAATTTCGAGAAGCTTCTGTTCCGCCCTCAAGATACATATCTGAATTAGCGAACTCAGACATTATGTCTATAGAGTTTCTAAAAATCGCTACATTTGAGTACGCCTTTTGACATAACTCTATTGCACTCTTTACGCTAATTCCGTCAGCGGAATGTTCAAACGGAAGAAGTCCGCTGGTGATATTAACAAACCTATCGGGGGTAGTAGACTTCGACACATATCTTTCTCTTGAGTCAGTCAGAGGATCTCCGCTAGTATTTTTATACCTAGAGCCTTGAGTGGTTGCAACATAATAGCTTTCCCCCATGCTTTGAGGAGCCCAGTTTTCCTCTGCGCCCTGTGGAGTAAAACCCTCTAATGGGAGCTTTTCCTTTCCATTAAACTTGTTCCAGTAATCGGATCTCTTAGTATACTTTCTCTTTGACATGTAAGATTATACACCAAAGCATGGCAAAAGTCTAACCAAAAGTTAAAAAAAGTTAAAAGTTAACTTTTAACTTTGAGATATTTTTTACTTAGGTCTCCAGCCTGGACCCTTGTTTATGCTCCAGCCAGAGTCGGGATTGTTTCCATGTACATCGATTTCCCCTTTCCTGACTTTTGTTGCGGAAATGTCTTGAAGATCCTTAGATAATTCAAGCTGCTCAATATTGTAACCAACTCCTCTACCATAAAAAACATCCATTATATTAGGAAGCTCAATTACCTTTATTTTATTTCCNAANTCAGGACAAGCGGCATATATGTTCTGCTTAACTTTCTCAAAGTCATACGGGTTACTATCACTTATTCCTCCTACATCCCTAAGCGCTATGCAGCATTGCCCAGTTCTTTTTATAGCTTCAGCGACAAGAGCTTTATGCCCGTCATGGAAAGGTTGGTACCTTCCAATCAATAGGGCTGTAGGAGCCTGGTTGTCCCATTTTTCAGTCTGCCAAATCTTATCAAGCACCTGCTCGCACCACTCTGGAGGAGTACCTTCCTTGAGGACAATATCTGCACCTTCAGGGGACTCAAAAATTTTATTAGTGTCTGCAAATCTTCCTTCGTCAATTCTATTTACCCATATGGTAAAATCTGCATTAAATGCGTCTCTAGTATCTTTAGTGGGGCAAACAAAGTCTGCTACACTATATTGTCCGCTTTTCTTAACCCAGTCGCACAGGATCCCCATCCGCTTTGCCTGCTCGTTTCTATCTTCTTCGGTAAAGCCGAGGTCTTTATTAATGTCTTCTCGAACTGCGTCCGCATTGAACCACACTGCGTTTAATCTCGGAACCAGCAGATTAGCCAGCGTTGTTTTTCCAGATCCAGGAAGCCCCATGATAAGAACTTTGCGTTTTATTTTAGGTAAACCCTCTGCGCTTTTTCGTATAGCCTTAGAGCCTTCATTTTGTATCGTCCATCCGTCAGTCATGATTATTTATTTATTTGGTTGTATATCCATTCGTAAGTTTTCTCCATACCATCCTTAAGTTTAATAGACGGAGACCATTGTAAAACTTTTTCTATAAGCGTATTATCGCTATTTCTTCCTCTAACCCCCTGAGGCTTATCCAACAAGTATCTTCTCTCTAGCTTTATTCCAGCGATTTCCTCAACGATATCAACAAGTTGATTTATACTAACCATTTCATCGCTACCAAGATTTATAGGTTTATTAAAATCGCTTTCCCACAGCAAATCCATGCCTGTTATACAATCATCTACATACATAAATGATCTAGTTTGTTCTCCATCACCCCATATTTCGATTTCTTTTTGGCCAGCAAGCTTTGCCTGTATAACCTTTCTGCAGATTGCAGCTGGAGCTTTTTCCCTGCCTCCGTCCCATGTTCCCTTGGGTCCATATACATTATGAAACCTGCAAACCCGAACATCTAAATTAAAATCCTGCCGAAAATAATCAGTTATAATTTCAGAAAAAAGCTTCTCCCACCCGTATCCATCCTCTGGATTAGCAGGGTACGCGTCAGATTCTTTCAATCCTTGTCCTTTTGCGTCTTTAATTTCGCTTTGTATCTCCTGAGGATATATGCATGCAGACGAGCTATACAAAACCTCAGAAACCCCTCGGTCTCTAGCAGCCTGAAGGATATGGGTCTGGATTAATACGCTCTCCATGCATAATGCATGATTATTCTGAATAAACCCCATGCCTCCCATATTGCAAGCCAAATTGTATATGCGATCTACTCCCGCAGTAAGCTCATAGCAATTTTCTCTTAAGCCCAGGTCACAAGAATCACGATTAAAGGCGTCATCATGAAACTGATACCAATCTTCTTTCTTTTTTATGTCTGCAGCAATTACATTACACCCTTTATCCAGAAGGTCTCTTACTAGATATCCAGCTATAAATCCCCCAGCGCCACACACTAGTATTTTTTTACTCATAGTTCGTCTTTATTTTGTATGCTCCCGTATGCGGTTTTTATCTCCTGGTCAACCTGGCCTATTAAGTCCATGACTCTCTTTTTTATTTCAGTCTTTTGCTCCTCCCAGGAAATTTTTTCAGATATATCCCAGTGCATAATTTTTTCCTTATACTTACTCTTCTCCTCGGTACATAAAGGTTCGGAGTCCATTAATACAATATGATCAGAACGACAGGCATCTTCTTCGCTTAATTCCAGGGCAGCCAGCCTTTCTGAGGTAGGCGCCCTTGACGATGGCCACCTACCACTGCCATGAACACTCATCATGAACTGACATGTAAGCTTTTCTATTTCATCAAAGTAGCGTTTGGCGAATTTGGCTCTTCTTCCACTTCGCCCAGTTGATACGAAAATAATTTTCTGCATGTCTATATATACACAAAAGTTTTATTTTATGAACATAGGTTCGAAAGTTTGTATAGATTCTTTGCTTGCGCCCATTATATCATTGTAAATCTTCACGCCCCAATTCCCTAAAACTATTGCAGAATAGCTATCCTTTCTTGCTTTATTTGGGCCAGTCCCCTTTCTTAGCTCTGGAGGTAAGTCAAACGTCTGGTGTCCCTGCGGAGAAGTGTAAACCTGAATTAGTGCGCACTGCCCCTTTGTACTATTTATATTGTCAGATAGATGCTCTACGAGATCTATCATTTTTGCCTCTGGATTTTTCTCGTCTTGGTCGAGGCCCCTAATGAACTTTAAATTCTTGATTGGTATTTTCTTTTTTTTCTGAGAAAGGTATGAGGCATCCGTAGCTCTCGCAGCGAACCATATTTTCTTATGGTCAATATTAGACTGCAGGAGCTCATTAGACTTCCTGATCCAATCAGAGGTGGGTTTTCTTAGTATGCAATAACAATGATCTTCTTTGTTGTACTGCCTCTTTGCAGATATTAAATCAGATGAATAATCTTCTGCCTTATCAAAGCCTTGCTCCAGCATTTCTATTTTAATTTTTTTTGATTTAAATAAATGGCTTTCGTTTACGGCATTTATAAACTGCACTCCGCCATTGTAATCCCCGACCATAAAAACAATATTAAAATTAGTAATTAAATAATGAAAGTAATTTATATGGTCTTTTAGTCTCGTGCCAGCCATGGCATAGCTATGTACTAAGAAAGCTTTTGTACCGTCTTCGTTAAGCTTTAAAACTTGCATTGCAAAATCATCGCTACTCTCACTCTCAGACCAACTTGGATCAAAAGACAAGATGTAGCTCGCTCCAGGCTCCCCAGCAAACTCAACGCAAGGCTCTTCTCCATCCACAACGGAACACTCTGCCATTTTTGAAGTTTTAAAATATCCACTACTATCATCAGTGAACCTGCTTTCAAACTCTCTAGCAAACTGGCTATGACTCATCGTGCTCTTTGCCTGCGCTACAAGATTTTGATCATATAGCTTACTAGGAGCCTGATCAAAGCTAAAGTGCATAATTGCCCTCTTAGAATCAGTGGCCTTTTTTTCCGAAGTTTCCTCGGAGATAAGTTTTTCAAAAGTTTCATACACCTTGTACAGGTACTCGAACTTATACGATGCAGAACTAAGCATTATTAATTTATTGTTTGGCCATTGATATCTTTCTCCTTCTGTCATTTTTCCCTGATCTATTAACCTACTTTCTAAGTCGAATATCTTTTGCCGCTGCTGCGGATTCTCTACTACAGGAAGAAACGGAACAATGACCTCATTATATACCCTTTCTGGCATAAGCAAAAACTCGTCGATAATTATCCTATGAAACCTAAAACCACGAAGCTTGCTTCCATCTCCAAGAGGCAGAGCTCGAATGTTGCTGCTGCCGATTTGCATAAGCCACTCGTCATTACTTTTAGTAACTTTGGTAATACATTGATTTAAATACTTAGCATCAGGTTTAGAGGCAATGTCTTCCATTTTTCTAAAAATCATTTTTGCCTGTCTAAAAGACTTAGATAAAATACCTATTTCAACACCCTGATTAAATATAGCATCCATTAAAGCAAATAAACCAGTAGTAAATGATTTACTCATTCCTCTTCCCCATACTCCTAAGAAGTAATCGGTTTCAAACATCGTCTTGATAGCTAGATGTTGAAAAGGAAATAATTCGACCCCAGTTAATAACTGAGTTCCGAATGTAGTGTTTTCTTTAAGAAACTTATAAAGATAGTATTTGGCGTCATCCTCATCCAGATTACCTTCTAGATTAAGAATTTGATCATTAATATCCCTATCTTGTTTTGTTGATAATTGCTTTCCTGTCTCCCAAGTCATTTATTAGATTCTGCTATAGATATTCTTTTTCTTAGCCCACTGCTAGAAAATTCGTGCTCACGACTATTATAGTAAATTTCAATACCTTTTCTACAGCAAACACTCTTTGCCGAAAAATCTTGATCTCTATAATCAGAACCAATTATATAAACATCTACTGGATAAGATAGAATAATGTCTGCCAAATCCTTCTCGAACTGATATGGTATTATTTCGTCAACATACTTAACGCCCGAAAGCTGTATATACCTCTCTACCACACTCTGCACAGGGCTATTCTTGTGTTCTCTCTCTATCTTAGGGTCTACATGTAGCCCGCATATAAGGTAATCGCATACGGACCTCGCTTCCCGCAGCATCGATATATGCCCAGAGTGAAGAAGGTCAAAAGTTGAAAAAGTTGCGCCAGTTCTCATAAACCTAAATCCTTTTTGTATTTAGGGATCCACTCCTCAAGAGTTGTACTTGGCTCCCATCCTAAAAGCTCTTTTGCCTTGGAGTTATCCGCAAGAGTTTCTCTTGGTTCAATTACTGGATCATTATAACTCCTTGGTCCACCTATTAGATCTGCCAATTGATTAACAGACCTATTGTCTCCATTACCAATATTAATTACATCTCCTTTGCCGACCTTATCGGAAGTGGCAGCAAGCATATTTGCCCTAGCAACATCTTTAACATAAGTAAAGTCCCTTCTTTGCTCTCCGTCTCCATTAATAGTCATTTCCTTTCCATCAAGCCTTTGTTGGGCAAAGATGCCCATAACCAAACAATAGGCTCCACTAAGAGGCTGTCTTTCCCCAAATACATTAAAATACCTAAGAGAAACAGTCTCCATCCCATAACAATGATGAAAAACCCTGCAATATTGCTCGCCTATCTGCTTCTGCAGTCCGTATGGACTTAGGGGGTCGGTTGGTGCAGTTTCTGGCGTAGGAACAATCTCAGCATTTCCATATGCAGACGAAGAAGCGCTATAAACAAAACGCTTTATTCCAAGCTTTCTTGCGATAACCAGCATATTGAGAGTGCCAGAAACATTGACATCATTAAAAGTAACAGGGTCCTCAATTGAGGGTTGAACTCTTGCAAGCGCAGCTAAATGGAAAACCGCATCGCTTCCCTCTATAGCATCCTCTACTTTCTTAGTATAAGCAGAAAGGGGGGAGGTCCCCTGCCTGCATGCATTAATATCTGCCTGAATGAAAGAAGCCTTTGGGTTTATGTTATTTTCGTCCCCGCAAACCAGAGAATCTATAACCACCACCTCATGGCCATCCTTAATTAATTCGTCCACTAAATTGCTGCCAATAAAACCAGCGCCTCCTGTTACTGTATATTTTTTTTTCATTTTGCTATTTTTTTGTATTATATTTTTTAAAATAATCTATTGTTAAATCCAATCCATCAGAGAGGGGTACACTAGGATTCCACCCCAAATACTTTCTTGCAAGAGAAATGTCAGGCTTCCTTTGCCTTGGGTCGTCCGCAGGAAGGTCTAGGTTTATTATTTTTGACTTGCCTCCAATTTTCTTTATAACCATTTCGGCTAACTCAAGAATCGTAAATTCTACGGGATTACCTAAATTAATCGGCCCAAAAGTTTTTTCTTGGTGCATTAGAGCGTCGATTCCTTCGACCAGGTCACCCACAAAGCAAAAAGATCTGGTTTGCTGCCCATCCCCATAAACTGTTATATCCTCCCCTTTTAAAGCTTGAACGATAAAATTAGAAACAACCCTTCCATCGTCCGCCCTCATATTCGGACCATAAGTATTAAATATTCTCGCTATTCTTATATCTACATTATTTTGCCTATGATAATCAAAAAATAAAGCCTCTGCGCACCTTTTCCCTTCGTCATAGCAAGATCTTATCCCTATAGGGTTCACCACTCCTCTATATGTCTCAGNTTGAGGGGATACATCTGGGTCTCCATAAACCTCAGAGGTGGACGCCTGAAAAACTCTTGCCTTAATTCTCTTAGCCAAACCAAGGCAGTTGATCGCACCCAGAACGGAAGTTTTGTTAGTCTTAATAGGATTATACTGGTAATGGACTGGGGATGCAGGACAAGCTAAATTATATATGAAATCAACCTCAACCTTAAATGGGTCAATGACATCATGCCTAATCACTTCAAACCTTTCGCTCTTCATGAGGCTATAAAGATTAGACCTTCTTCCAGTAAAAAAACTATCTAAGCAAATAACTTCATCTCCTCTGTCAATAATTTTTTTGCATAAATGGCTTCCTATAAAGCCCGCTCCGCCAGTTATTAGATACCTCACTATTCCTTTATTTGTTCGTTGTTTACAGCCGATATATTAGACTCCCAATCAAAATCCCCTCGAACCATTAAGTTCTTTTTCCATGCTGCCTTAATTAAGCTGGGGTCGACTCCAGCAGACTCTAATTGAAAAATCATTGAATTTATATCCTTCGGGAAGCAGGTGCCCCCAAAGCCCCTATCCCCATCTGGGCCAGGTATAAAACAATGAGAGGCTCCGATTCTTGGGTCAAGTAGAAGTCCTTGTAGTACCGCACCCCAATCAGCGCCAACGCTTTCACTGAAATCAAACATTTCATTAAAAAATGAAACCTTGACCGCTAAAAAGCAATTGGATATATATTTCAATAACTCAGACTCATTACTTTTTATAATCAAACAAGGAACAGAAGGAAACCTAAAAACAATTAAATCCCTAACTCTCTCAGCCTCAGATATGTTGCCACTGTGGCCCAAAATATTTCTGTCTGGATTATCAAAATCGTATTCGGCATTCCGAGCGGTCAAAAACTCTGGAGAATGCACTATTTTTAAATTTTTAAATTTTTTAGACCTCGTCTCCGTAAACCCTACAGGAACAGTGGACTTTATGATTAAAATCGCATCAGACCCGATATCAGATATTTGCTGTAAGCAGTCGTCTATTATTGATGTATTGCACTGCCCTCCCTTTGATGTGTTCATTGGAGTGGGCACACAAATAAAAACATAATCCTGAAGAAGCACCTCATGGAGTGAATTCTTAGATATATCAGGGTTTTTGTCGTAAAGCAAAGGAGACATTTCCGAGAATCCATGCGCTACAGCTCCCCCAACAAAACCCCCTCCAATAATTCCTATTTTGTATTTCATTTATTTTTACTTGCTTTTGATATTTTCATTTTGTATTGCTTTGCTTTTGCAAAATCTACCAACATATGCCCATTCTCTAAAAATTTATCCATGGACATTATTATATACTTTCTTTTATACACTGAATAATTAGAAAAAAAAGTAGAAGTATTAAGTAATCTTGAACTTACTATATCTTTTCCGAACACGACAAACGAACCCTTGTAATTAAACTTCATGCAAATTAGCGGCTCTTTCCCTGAAAGGGCTGCATCTGCTTCTGCTTGAGATATCCAATCATCTAGCTCCTTGTGCTCTCCTTTATATATCTTTGCAAAATCAAAAGATGCGTAATTTTTTGCCTCCACCGAAAAAGGAAAATCCTTAGGGCATATTATATCTCCAGACATTATCTCCTTTACGTCATCCCTTTCTCCTTCTGCATGAATTACATTCTTGCCCCCAAACATCCCTCCAGATCTTGGAACTCTATTAAAGTTCCCCTCAAATACGTCAGAAAGAAGGTGTGCGACCTCAAGCTCCCATGATTTGCCTTTTTTATTAGAGTTCATTTTGCCTATCTATAAAGTATTGTACATCAGTATTCCATAGATTATCCCCACTTGTCAAAAGTTTTAAAATAATTTTTTTTGAAGAATTTCTATCCCCAGCAAATACAAATTGGCAATTATCTGCAAAATCGTGACTCAACACCCTCATGTTATGCCAAATATAATCAAGTTTAGACTTGTGTGCCCCATAGTTATTGTTTCTTATTATTTTCTCTATACTGCTTTCTGTTACAACATAAAGATATGCCCCAAAAGCCTTCGCTCTCTCAAGTTCATTCCTAAATCTGTCTAGTCCAGTAGAGAGGGTTGACTTAAAATCCGATTCGCTTTTCCTGTCTACAAAAGTTTTTGTATAATTTTCACCAGTAGTAGTATAATCCCCAAAATCCAACTTCATAACCTTAGGGTTGACAAAATCCAAGGGCTTCTGCTCTCTTGTGTCAACAATAATTTCTATTTCGGAAATTGAGGGGTCGTCATCAAAAAAGTCGTCGCTGATATTTTTGTAAAATAAAGGGGTCACCCCAGCTTCGGCACATGCTTTAGAGTAACTCCCGAAAGCCTCTTTATAGAGACCCACAGAAGGCAGGGAGTATAGTTCTAGCTCCAAGTGGCTAGGTCCTCGAGACAGACCTTTTTTCTCTATTCTGTTTTTTAGTTGCAGAAGGATGTACTCTTTGAGCTCTTCTGTTTTTGCAGTAGTTGCCCATTTATTTAGCTCCTTTCTGTTAGAAAAGCCTTTTGTAAAATAATCTTCCACATTTTTAAAAGGAAGAGGTTCTTTTGTTAGAAGGTTGTGTCTCGGCCAATACTTGCAATAATATTCCGCTAAATATAAATCGTGACTTTTTATGTGCGCATGAAGCGCCCTTTGTGAATCAAACGCTGCCCCGCATACCTTACATGTAGTTTTTTCATTCTCCGAATTCATATTGAAATCGCTCTATATCTTCGCCCATTCCACTGTCAACAATTTGCCTTGTTTGGCTTGACTCGAAATAATCTTTTCTGCTTCCGCTTTTTGTGGAGCTATTCAGGACCTTAAGTTTATTTGAATCAACCCCAATCTTACTTGATATATAGTTCCAGCCTTCTTGAATTGATTCTGTTTTTGCTATATAATCCACCGCAATTTCGCCCTCTGCGTCCTTTATGAAAAAGGATTGAGTTTTATTGTCCTCGCTTGACGAAAAGTAATATTCGATATAAGAATTAAATGATATGGAATTTTCATCAATAATAAAATCCTTGAAGCTTGTACCTAATAGCTCAAGCGTCTTGGAAAATTCCTCTTTAAGTTCTGCGTTTTTATACTTGGAGGCTGGAGTACCGCTTCCCATTGAAACAATTCTTCTTTTATATATTTTTTTTAAAAATTCATATTGAGAAATAAGCCAATCCCATGGATTCCTTACAAATGTAAACGAAAAAATTTTCGCAACCTCTGGATGCAGGCTTTTCCATGAAGAATAAGGGGCGTGCATAAGTCCAGTTGGCGCACCACCTGGAAAAAGAGACATGTACCTGCTTATATTTTCATTTTTTTTTCGCTCTTGACTTCCCTCAATCGAAACACCAGTGTCAACCTTGTGTCTTAACGGCGCTCCATCAATAGGCTCCCTGCCAGTTATTGCAGAAAATACACTTGTACTGCCAGTTTTTGGTATTCTAACAAATAAGCCCTTATTTTCTTCAATTATCATTAGATAACATCTCTTTTATCTATACCCAAGACCCTCGCCTTCCACGCATCAACACTTTCTATTCTATTTGCTTCGGCCTCTACGTCCATTTTCTGCTTCTCGGCAAGTTGGACCATAAACTTTCTTTCCTCTTCGTTTTGAAATGCCTGAACTAACGATAAAATTGACGCATTCTTGTCGATCTTTGTGGCGATTCTCTTCACCCTGTCTCCATTAAGGCTTGATATTAAATTTTGTTGTCTTTTTTCGCATTGATCATACTCCGTACTCTTTGCCTTAAGTATTTCTGCAAGCCTTACGGTCATTTCATTTTCTTCCTCAAGGACGTCAAACATTCTATTTAGTTTTTCTATATGCTTGTTTATATTTTTTAGATTTATATAGTCGATACATACATTAATATAAAGGTTTATCTCGTCCGTAGTCAAGTCAGGCTTGTCCCAAACAGCCCTTATAAAGTCGGCCTCAAATAAATCCCTATCCTCTGACGCGGTATAGCTATTTATCGTAGAAGTGAATCTAGGGGAAGATAGGTATATTAATACCTTGTCCAAACACTCCTCGTTTTCCTTGGATACTTTATTGAGATTAATTTTTTCTGCACAGTAATTATTTACCATCCCAACTATTTGCTCCCTGACTGTCGGGCAAACCCACCTCTGAGACAATGCGTCCTCTGATGCCTGTATTAAATCTGGAGCAACTTCGTCAAGATAATCTATTACAGATCGCTGCTCTTTTCCTAATTTTTTTACCTCTACATCCGCCCCGAAAATAAGCTTGGCGATCTCAAGGCTATTCATTCCCTCTTGAGAATATTGCCTTATAAATCCTTTCTGTTCTTCAGATAGATCAATATCTGGAACCTTCTCTCTCTTCGTGGTATTATACTCAAGACCCTGCTCGCTTAAAAATTGCCTAACAGACCTACCCTCTTTACTTCTTCCGTCGAGCTCTTCATCCCCAAACACTTCTCTTGTTATTTCTATCAGGCTTTTGTCGGATGCATGCAAGGAAAGCACCTGATCTTGCTGTTCTTTAGATAAGCTCATAATATAATATCTTTCTTTTTTAGGATGTCTTCCGCTTTTTGCTTATAAATCTTCTTTAAATTTTTTATTTGCCTATATCCCGCAGTCCTCCCTTTCTCTGAAGTCTTGTATCCCATTTCTTTTGCTACGTCCTCCTCGTCCATATGGTCAATAAACAGAAGCTTATAAACTTTATACTGCTTTTCATTTAAAACCCCTTCCATCTCCTGGTGGAGCCTTGCTTCCGCATTCTCCCAATCTATTTGCGTTCCAGTTGAAACAAAATTGTAATGATGTGCGTCCAGACTCCCTGCCATTTTTATATTATATGCATTCTTTTTTGTTTTTTCCCATTTAGCGAAAAGCGGACAAGCGGAACATTGAGTTCCACTTTTCGTGAAATCACAGCCCTCCTCTACCCCTGAGGCCTCGGTATTAAATGGGCATCCATGACATGGCTTCAAGAAATTCGAATAGTTGTTCCTGAGAATGTTTTTAATTTGGTTCGTTACTATTCTATTTACCCACGGTTCAAGGGGTCTAGATTGATCCCACTGATCCCATTTTTTGTAAATATGCGCCCTGATGATTTGCTCCACATCATCAAAGTCAAACCAACTTAATGCCCCAAGATTCCATCTAGATCGCCTCTTGGCGATCAGGGAATCTATGAGTTCGAATTTTTCTTCATAAGTTATCTTTTTCGCCATCGACCCTAGTTGTCTTATCTCGAACGGAGGCACAACTATCCTTCATTTCATCAAGAATATTTTGCCCGCTCTTTCTGGGAGGGTCTCTTCTTGCGATAGTATCAGAGCCAGAAGAAGTACCAATTACACCACCAATAGTCATATTGGTGCTTGGCCTTGATATTACCTCGTATTCCATTTTGCTTAAATTAGGTATCTCCCCCTCCCTTAATTCCCCAGCAGGCTCAGCTTCCACTTGATTGTCCTGAACTGAGGATTGAGAAACTTCCCCAATGGAAGTCCCGCAATGAGAACAAAATTTTGGTTTAACGGAAAAATACTCAAGCTTTCCCCCACATGATGAACAGTACATAGTAGCCATAACAAAACTATTTTAGGGTTTTTTTAAAAAAAATCAAAAACAAAAAGAAAGGTCTTTTAGTTTTTCTTCTAAATTAGGATGAATACGTGAAACAACTATTACTGCAACAGCACCGCTGGACCCCACTACCTGATATGCAACATCTTTATTTGTAGAGAAGCTATCCGCTCCCTTAGACTGAAATCTGAATTTTATTTTTTTATTTTTCTTTTTTCCTTTTCGGTCATCAACTAAAAATAGATTAATGGATTCTATATTTAGCTCTTCTGCAATCTTTTGCACGCCTTGCTGTATCTTATCTTCATCTATTTTCTTTCTGTTTTTTATCATCGAGATAGCTATCGCACACAGTATCCCAAACACCCCAGAAACTATAGAATATATGAAATTTTCTAAACTCATCATAAAATATATTACACTTATTTAAAGTATAGTGTATATATTTGTGAAAAATGCCAAGAAAAAAGAAATCTGAGAATTTTACCCAGGAAATTGAGGAAGCCTGGCTTTCTGCCCCCCAAAAAATAAAACTCAAAGGGAAAAGAATGTCTGCAAAGCAGAGAGAGTTGTTTAAACTCTCTACCTCGACAAAAACTAAAGTCATTTTTGTAAGCGGTCCAGCAGGAAGCGCAAAAACCTATCTCTCGGTTTATTCTTCCATGTCGCTTTTAAACAAAAATAAAGACCTGGACTTACTTTATGTACGTACGGTAATCGAAAGTGCCGACAAGGGATTAGGGGCGCTCCCAGGAGACATAGAAGAGAAATTCAATCCCTACATGAGTCCCCTTTTGGATAAATTGGAGGAAATAATTACTCATTCGGAGATTCATGACCTAATGAAAAGCCAGAGAGTTTCAGCAATTCCAATAAATTACTTAAGGGGTGCGTCCTGGGCAGAGAAAGTGGTTATCGCCGACGAGGCTCAAAACTTTTCCTTCTCGGAGCTTACTACCCTTATAACCAGAATAGGCGAAGGAACGAAATTATTTATCTGCGGAGATCCAATGCAAAGCGATATTAACGGGAAAAGCGGGTTCAACGAAATGGTAAACCTATTTTCATCAAGCGATTGTGCAGAAAACGGGATTCATACATTCCGTTTTACTGAAGAAGATATATTTAGAAGCGAGATACTGAAATTTATTATAAGTAAAATTCAGCAGCGCTAACTATAGCCCCATTTTTTTCCAATTTACTTCGGAAAAACCTTCGTTTCTAATTAAATTGATTCCAGTTGCCCGTTCGCCAGGCTTTTCTGGATCCATGTCGTTTATTAAAAACCTTGGGCCTCGCTCGATTTCCATGATTAGCCTATGATACGAAACTCCGTATTTGTGCAATTCTTTTACCGTGTGATCTCTTAGGTATTCTGGTCGAGCAGTAGTCAAGATTATCATGTGACCCTCGTCCGCCCACTCTTTAAGCTTCTCGCATGCTCCCTCACAGGGCTCTGGCTCGGAACTTTCGTACGTTTCAAATTTTCTATATTTGAATATGGATCCATCTATATCGCAGAATATTGTATTGTATTTTTTCATTTCCTTTTTATTTATTGTTGTTTCTGGGTAATCAGGACACGGAGGGCAATGCATTGGCCACGGACATGGCGGAGGGAATGGACATTGATTATTTTTCGGGCATTGAGCTTTTATCTCCATTGTCAATATCTTGTACAAGGTATTCTCCAATGTGGGAAGAAAAAAATTCACATTGCCTAATTATTTCTTTTGCTTGCTCAGGGGGCAGCGTTGCTGCCTTTTCATATAATTCTCTAATGAATTTGGGTGTGATTACATGACTCACTTTTACTTTTTTCATATTATATACATTTTAAATTACACCTTGAGCCGCCCAAACCGTAATTGCTTGCTTATTTTTTTGTTCGGGATATTGAGAAACACCACCCCCCAGCTAAATCTCAGAAACGCTTTTTTAAATGAATTTGAAAAAAGGGGGGAGGCTTAGGTAAAAAACTTTACTTTTTTTCGCCTGTTTCCGTAACTAGTTAATAACAAGCACCTTACGAATGCAAAAAACTTTCAAAAACGCTTGACAAATGGGCTTTTATGTGTTACATTATATGTATGAAAATGATTAAGAAACTAGAAAAACTTCAAAATGATCTTGCTTGGTGGCAGGACAAACTCAATCGCTCTCGCAAAGAATCGCTTCGTTCGATTCGTGCCGTTCATGTGCAACACTTGCAGAGCGAAATCAAAAAGCTCGAGCAAAGCGTTCAAGCTCACGACTTGGAAATGCTTTCCGATATGCCTAGAAAATAGTTGAATTTTTTTCTTGACTTTATCCATTAATTCCCTTACTATACAATTATGCAAGATTACATTGACTTACTTACTTCTCTCTTCCTTTACTTGCTTGTTACAGGCTTAACTGTTGCAGGCGTTTACTTTCTCCTTAGTATAATATAATATGTTTCAAGCTCAACCATATACTCAAGCCATGCATGACCAATGCAAGGCACTAGACGACATCAAGGGCGGTGTTACTTGTAAGAGTAACATCCCATCAGATCCTGCATGGAAGGGTGTTGCTAAGCGTTGGCAAGCTCATCGCTCAGGCAATCTCTACGCTCTTACTGTACAGAACAGGTCAATGAATCACAGCTTTACCGTTCACCAATACGGCAAGAATGTTTGGCAGGCAAGTCTACGCTACTACCGAGGTTTTGATGCTCAACGCAAGTCTTCACGAGGCACTTGGGTGTGGCAATGCACCAAGGTAGTCAGCGCTAAGCTACTGAAGGTCAACTAGTTACGTAAGCCGCCCCTGCGCTCGTAAGCCTATACTACTCAACAACTTATGTAAACAAGAAGATTGTGCAAGAAAATAGTCGAATGTTTTTCTTGACTTTTCGGCATTTCTTTGGTATGTTATAGGTATGATTAAGAATGAAACTAAGATCCACATCGCCCTTTTAGAGTCAAGGGTTGAATCAATCAATCAAGCCATTGCAAAGATGCGCAAAGACGCAACTCCTGCAACCAACGAGACTGTTGAAATGGCAATCGAAATACTTGCCTTGCCTGAACTCGTGAAAGTAGAGGAGGAGCTTTCTGATCTCTACATGAAAAACCTTGACTACTTTTATGCAAATTGTGAATAACTTTATACGATTTTGCTTGCAATTTACCTTTACCTGTGTTACCTTATAGTATGATTAAAAATAAAACCAATAGATTCCAAAAAGGCGATGTTCTTCTCTCTAGAGATGGCAAAGTCTTTCAGTTTATCCAAGCCACCAAGCACGATCAGCTTGGTACTATCGCAATGGTTCGCCCATACCGCACCAATCGCAAGGTTGGCATTCGCTTTAGCGATGTAAAGCTTCATCCTCTTTTTAACTAAAAAAGGCTTGACAAAACTCTAAAAACTGACATAACATAAGCTATGATTCAAGAACAAATAAATCGCCTAGTTGCAACTCTTCAAGCTCTCACGCTTCAACGCATTAACGCATTGCGTTCGGGTAACGCATCAGAAGCCAATCAGATTCAATCTGTACAGGCTGACATTGATGCCAAGATCCACGAGCTAGAAAAGCAGTTGATCACGCACTAAGTTGCTGATACTCAACGCCTTACGAAGGCGGCCCCCGCGCGCCTAAGCCTTTGATAGCCAAGGCCTTACAGTACGAAATAAGTGAAAAAAAGTTCTTGACTTTTGCCTGTTTTTATGGTACATTACTTGTATGATAATTAAGAAAGATGATATCGTTCTCGACCGTTTCGACGGAATGTTTCTCGTTCTCTCCTTGCTTCCATGCGGAGAGCTTGCAGAAGTTCGCCGTTGGGGCACTTCTCAAGTCCTTCACCTTGTCCTCGGTGATTGGGGTGATTCTCGCGGATAGAGAAAAATCGATCAATAGGCGAAAAAAAACTCTTGACAAAACCCGAAAACTCTGCTACATTATACTTATGAATCACAAAGGAATAGAAGTTCTTACCAAAGTTAAAGCCGACCTCGCATGGTGCCAACGCCGTTTGAGAGTCTCAACCGATAGCATCGAGAAGGGAATTCTCGAAAGCCTTATCGAGCAAAACAAGTCTTGGCTTGCCGAATGGGAAGCTCAAGACAAGCTTGCCGTAAAAAATAACTGAAAAAAGTTCTTGACTTTCTTCGAAAACTCTGCTATATTCTATACATAAGATTAAGATAAACCATTAACAAAAAGGAAAAAAATATGTACATCCTCAAATCCATCCTCAACCAAGCAGGTGCTGTTTGGCAAGTCGAATCCATCGCAATGCGAAAGAAAGACGCCGAAAGGCTTCTTCTTCGCAGAGCCAAAGCGAATGACGGCTCTCGTCGTTACGGGCTTTTCTCAGCGTAAAGCCTTAGTAATCAACGCCTTACGAGGCCCGCCCCCGTGCGCCCAAGCGCTTGATATTCAACGCTTTGTGAAAAAAGTAAAATAAGTGAAAATAAAGCTTGACTTTTGGGGTTTTATGTGGTACTGTATAGGTATGATTAACTTAACAGAAAGAGAAAAAATCCTTTGCAAATTTGTAATAGCTAAACAAAAAAAAGTGAAGAAATAATTTGCTTTTTCGCTCAAGCTGTGTTACATTGTATATATAAGATTAAGAAAGATAAACTACTAAAATAAAAATTATGTCCTCATTCCAAATAAAATTCCGCATCCAAGAAGTAAACGCCAAGCTCGAAAAGGCTTCCGATTCGCAAGAAATCGACCAACTGAAGAACGACCTTCAGCAATGGAAAAACATCCTTCACGATGTCCAAATGCAAGAGTTTGAAGATCGAGTTGGCTTTAAGTCCATGGAACAAAACGCAGGCGTTTGGGACGAACGCTAAAAATAGTTGAAAATAAAGCTTGACTTTTAACTGAAAATCCTTTAGATTATACTTATGACAGAATCAAAAAGACTAGAACTAATTAAAAACGCAGTTGCGAACGCTTCAGAAGTTGCTCCGCAGTTTCAAGGCTTGCTTGAAGAACTCAAGGCAGAAGAATTTGTCCTTGAGCATGGAGTGCAAAACGCTTCAGATGACGAAGTGAAAGACGAGTTTCTTTCTCTTGATGCAGTCGAAAGAGAGGAAGTCGAAGACTTTGACTCTGACGAAAACCTTGTCGATATGGATTCCGTTTCTGAGTCCATGCGTGAAATCTTCGGAGAATAATGTTTCTAATTACGCTTTTAACTTGTACCGCAATTTTCGTTTACACTACAACCTAAAAAAATATGACTAGAATACACTTCACCGCAGTAGCTGAAAAGCTCAACCTCTCTTTTCGCAATGCTCCAAGCGAGCAAGCGGAAAATATCCTTACAACGCTTGCCTGTAATCTTGCGGACGAATTCGAGGCTTTTAATCCTCACTTTAACCGCTCCAAGTTCTTAGCAGTAGCGTTAGCGTAAAGCCTTAATAGGCAACGCCTTACGGGCGCGGGGGCAGGCGGCATAAACCCCTAATAGCCAACGCTTTAGGTAATTTTTAAAATAAATGAAAATAATCCTTGACAAATGCCGTTTTTTGTGGTATGTTATACATATGATTAAGAACAAAAAGAATTTACAGAAGCTCGCTCTCATCATGAAAGCCAAGGGCAAGAAAAATGTCCTCTCCACTATCCGTAAAGCTTTAGAAAAAAAACTAAAGAAATAATTTGCGTTTTGGGCTAACCTGTGTTACATTGTATTATAGAAAGTTAAAAAAGATTATGATTAAGAAAATAGAAGTAAAAAAGTTCTCCACCTTTTGGAGTGTTAAAATTTGGGAAGTCTCAAGCTCACGCCCGTCAATCATTGGATTGGCTCCAAGGGTTAGAATTGCAGGAATCGACAAGCAAGGTCGTTCTCCCCATCTTGCTCGCATCCTTGCACAAGAGGAAGCTATTGAGCATTCCGCCACCTTTGAAAAAGTTGAATTAGTTCAAGTTGGTGCTTGACAAAACCCCCTTTTTACTTTAGAGTATACTTATGATTAAAACAAAAGACCTAATAGATCAAAAGTGGGATGTAATAGATTCCGCTTCTAAAACCATGAACGCAGTAAGAAGTGACTTGTTTGACAATGTCGCCCTTGCTCTTGCCCGTATAGAGGGAAGACTTAAATTCCTCAATGGAGAAAGCGTTGATAATGAGCCGTTTATCCTTGAGGGTCACGCTCAAAAAGTTGGCGTAGAACTTGAACAAGAAGTGAACAAAACTCGCAAGGAATTAGACAAAATCTTTGTCATGATCTCTGACGGCAAGGATTCACTTTTCACAATCAATAAGTAACCTAAACCCTTCTCCCTCAATAACTTACGAGGGCGGGGGCCGCATGCCCAAGTCTCTGACAGTCAACATCTTATAAAAATTTAACGAAAAATTATGTCATAACCCTATGAGCATCAATGCTTTATGGCACAAAAAAAGTCGAGATTGCATTTTTGACTGTTTTTTCTCCGCTGTGATGTAAAAAAAGTTTCTTTCATAAGTATCTTAGTATCAATAGCTTACCGCATAAAAAGTTAGCTTGATACGAATTAGCTTGCGATTTTCTCATATTCTGTCATTATGTAGTTATGTTAAATGAGAAAGATAGATTCGCTTTAATCGCTAACGCAGTTGCTTCCGCTAACAAGGTCGCTCCTCAGTTTCAAGGACTCCTTGAAGAACTCAAAGCCGAAAAGCTCGCCGAGGATTTAGTCCTTGAGCATGGCATTCAACACGCTTCCGAGAAGGAAGTTGAAGAGGAGTTCGTTTCTCTCGATGCAGTTGAGTCCGACAAGGATGACATTGACGAAAACGATGAGGAACAGGTTGATATGGATTGCGTGAGCGGTTCGTTCGCTGACCTTTTCGACACAATCGAATCCTAAAAAAATTATGTACTACTATATCAAACTAATTGGAGAAACAAAAACGCCTCGCAAACCTTACCTTGCTCTTGGTATGGGTGGAAATTATAGTTTCGGAAATGTCGAATATGCTCACAAGTTTTCTTGCCTTGACTCTGCAAAATATATTCTTAAGGATGTAAACGCAAACGGCAAAAAGGCTTTCATCGAGTGGCGTGATGAATCGCCTTGCCCGAAGTATGGAGCTTTCGGAGAAGTAAACCCTGCCGTTTTAACCTAACCAAAGAAAAACAAAAATTTATGACAATCGTAGAAATTCCAACTTCCGTAAAGGACATTAAAAACGCCATCGCTCGCAGGATCACCATCCTTGCCGAGTGGCAAACCATGCTTGCCAAAAGCCGAAAGGCTTCTTTGCGTAACTCTCGCGAATTGCAAGTCGATGCAACTAAGGCACAAATCGCAGTGCTTAGAGTAGCCTTAAAATCTGCCCAAGAAAAAGCAAAAGCCGAAAAGGCAAGAGCTTTCGTCAAGAGTCTTGAAGGAGTCCGAAAGGATTTTCTTAATGGTCTTTTTGACTAACCTAAACCTTTAAGGCTCAACAACTTACGCAATCGGCCCCCGCTCTCACAAGCGGTTGATTACCAAAGACTTACCAAGGTTTTTGTGCCTTAAATAGGTCACGAAACATGACCCAAAAGACAACGACCCAAGGCAATAATAATATTACATCCCAATTCATTTTGCAACCTTTACCATTTTATCAGCGTGACTCACGAAGTGAGTTTGCTCGTTTTGTTTTGCGAGTTCAGTAGCTAAAGACAACGCTCTAGCTCGACCTTGCACTTGCTCGATAAGCCTACCGAATGCAAAGACATTAAAAAACCCTCTGAAGTTTTCATTCTTTTCTATCTTAATCATATATACAATATAGCAAATTTTTCCTTAAATGTCAAGCAAAAATCAAACTTTTTTTGCCTTTAGTGGTAAGTCTTTTGCAAGCTCAATGTTTCTTGCATCGTCATCGAAAAACCAAACCTTGTCGAAGTTCTCAATTATCGAAAGCAAAACTTTACGCTTTGCCTTGGCAATGTCTCCACCATTGGAAGATCCTACGCAATGAATTTGTTTGGCGACTACACCGAAACCATTAAGAAATTCAGATATGGGAGAGCTTGCACAATCCGCTCTTGCCGTAAGAATGAAAACGGAATGACCTTCTGAAAAAACATCTTTTGCCAAGTCAATCAACTTGGTTGGCTTGCCGTTAAGGATCAAGCTCGCTCTATCAAAATCGGAGAAGTCAAAAGACTCTCCCTCACGCAATTTATGAGAGTTAAACTCTTGAGGGGTCAAGCTCTTGCGAACCAATTTCGATGGACTTAATACATGAACCCTTGCATCGGTAAAAGCAAGCGTATCATCGAAGTCGAAAACGAATGCTTTAGTTTTATTCTTAATCATGTATATAATATAGCACAAAAAACCCTTCCTGTCAAGCCTTTTTTTCATTTTTCTTTCAGTGTAAATCCTTGTTAGTCAAAGGGTTGCGCAACCGCCCCCCGCATCCGCAAGCCCCTGATTATCAGAGACTTACGGAATTGGTATGATTAAGTTAAGATAAAACTCAATTAGCCTTTCCTATTTGTGGGCTGCCTATTTCGACTATTTGCCCAAGTCTTGGATCATCTCGTTAAGCTCGGCAATATCAAGCCCCGAATCGTTCCAAGCTACTCCGTCAGGAGTTTGGTAGCCGATTGCACTATCTCCCGAAACCTCTTTCAGTTGTTGAGCGAAATCTCTGTAATCTTCGCAACCTTTAGCGAATTCGTAAAGACCTTGATCTCCGCCAATCCATAGAGCCACATTCCAAGTTACGTGATTTGTCCATCCGTTGTAAGTTGTATCAGTCATAATTATAGGTTATCTGTGTTGTGTCCTGCTTTTCTCATCGAATGCAAGGCTTCTTGCTTGGTCATATTGAAACGACTCATTAAATACATTAAAAGCGTTGCTCCTGTTAGTTCTGTTTCGTTGCTCATCTTCTTGCAATGGTATAAGGTGAATGTTGCTTCAGTCGATTCAAGTGACTTTCCAAAAGCCTAATGTGAGCGACTACTTGGTTGAGTGTTCCGATTGATTCGGCAAGAGGCTTGCCGTTTTTGAGAATTTGATAGTTTTTCATTTGTGTGTCCATTATAGTATAATAGCAAATTTTTTGTAATTAGTCAAGCCCTAATTCTTTTCTAGAATCATCTCTCAGTTGGTGAAGTAAGGTCACCCAAGCAAAGTCATTAAGTTGTGCTTGATGCATTAGCTTGGTGACTTGGTCGGGAGTTTGCCAACCAAGTACATCGTCAAACCTTGTCAAAGGAAGCATGGTGTCTCGATCTTGAAACCACATTGCGACTTCGTAAGTGTTGTCATTGATGTGACCATAAAGCCCATTGCCGTCGTTAAGGTTTTGAACAACCGAGATCGTAAATTGATCTTGATTGTCTTTGTCTCGTTGACCGAAGGTCAATCTTGCTTGACGAGCCTTACCATCTGCGAATCCTCCGTGTTGACCGAAAGTCAAATCATCGAAGCCTTTTAGAGTTGTTTTATTCTTAATCATGTATACAAGTATGACAGAATCTGACCAAAAGTCAAGCTTTTTTTTCAAAAAGAGCAACTTTTTTTGCCCCATAAAGTACTGCATGTCAACACCTTAGGAATCCGCCCCCCGCGCCCATAAGCGGCTGACTGTCAACGAGATAGGGAAACTACAATTCCTCTACCCACCAACACCCTTCACCTTTAGTGAGAATGGTGTCAACTCCATTTTGCCTTTTCATGTAGACAAATTGCCTCGCATGGTGTTCATGGATAAACTTGTACATTAAAAATCTGCCCCATAGGTTTCATCTCCGAAGCAACCATAATCTTCGTCAGTTCCAAATCCCGCAGAAGTCATAGCTGAATCGAAATCTCCGTCCATACTCTCATCAATGTAACCCTCATTTGGCACATCAAACTCCTCAACCACTTCACAAGAAACAATCTTGCCTGTGGCATCGTAAGTAGAGCAAACGATTTCAAGTTGCCAAAGCTCATGCCCTTTGTCGGCAAGCTCTTGCTCTGCGTTTTCGTAGGCTTGCTTCAAACCCTCCCGACACTTCTCGAAAGAGTTGTGAGGATAGCAAGTTCCATTTTCTAATACTTCGTATCTTTTAGTCATAATTACTTTTCTCCTCTGATAACAATCCAATCGGGTTGCACATCGGAAACAAAATCATCTGCATCCTGTTGGCTTGGTGCGGGAATTGTCGCAAACTGAACCTTGCCAGTTTTGCGGTGAATTGCCACGACATTAAAATTAAGGAGAGGCTCTAAGTGGTTAATCATGTATATAATATAGCAGAATTAAGACTCGTTGTCAAGCCTTTTTTTATGTTTTTGCTTGCGGTCAAGCGTTTTGTTTCGCATTTTCATCGGGCGAGACTTAGTGAACAAAATGGGTTTTCTTACCTTAATTTTCATAATACCTATATATTACACTAGCAAAAGCCTTTTGTCAAGCCCTAAAATAATTTTTTTTGCCCCGCAAAGCCTTGAGTATCAACAGGTTAGCTGCGCGGCCCCCGCCCCCACAAGTCCTTGACTATGAAGAACTTATGGTTACTTCATTGCATCCTTCAAGTATATCTTTTTCCTCTAGCTCGTCATGAATTAGGCATTGTATTCGCCAAAGCCCATGATTTTTAATCGTAAGGTCAAGCTTTTTCTCTAGCAAATCTCGTATTTGCATGGCAAGATAATGATGTTCTTCGTCTATCATGCGAAACCTTTCCGCTGAAGCCTTATCTTGCTTTGAGCAATTCTTTCTGCCCTTTCTGCATCTGCTTTTTGAGCGAGCATGGTATGGTAATAAATGCTATCTTCGGGAATAGACCCAAAGTTAGCAAATTTTCCTTGTTTAACATAATTGCCCTTTGTCATCTTTTGCATGATTTCAGAGCTACGAGCATTTTTTGATGTTGACATAATTATTTTTCCTCCAAAACCCAAATTGGGTTATCTCCGTAACCGAATTGGTCACTTACATCTATTAGTTTTTTTTCGTTAGCTAAAACGCAATCCAAACTCAGAAACATATCTGTTTTCTTTTCCTTGTAGTATGGATGGTTTTTTCTCATAATTATTGCGTGTTGGTCTATGGAAGTAAGCACAAAAGGAGAGTCAAACTCGTTCTCCATTAAGCAACCTCCTTGACTTCTTGCACAATAGCTTTTGGGTAATCTGAGCGAATCTTGGAAACTGCGTCAACATAATTGACTGCCTTCACGACTCGGTTGATTGTAAAGCCCTTTCGCTTATAGCTAAAAGCAAACTTCTTGAGAAGATTGAGCTTCCTTGGCTCATCTGTAATAAACAAGATGGATTCACCAAGTTTTTGAATTAGGGACTTTGCGTATTCAGTTAGTTTTATTCTTTTCATTGTATATATAGTAGCAAATTTAAGAGAGTTTGTCAAGGGTTAATTTTTGTAAATGTCTCCTCCATTACCTTCAACCATATCTTCATAGGCTTGAGCCTTTTCCGCAATGATCTTGAATGCAATGCCAATGTGTGCGAGGATATACGCTTGATCTTCGCTAAGATCAGCCTCAACAGGATCAATAAAATTCTTAAAAAGAAAATCCATAGAGGAATCCATTGCTTCTGTAGCGGAAGGGGTTTGTTTGTCGTTGGTGTCGTCTAGTTTGTACATAGTTTTTTCCTTTTAGTTAGTGTAATGTATAACTTCATATCTTTTCTTAATCATGTATATAATAATAGACTATAAGCGTGTTTGTGTCAAGGATTAAATTTAAATTGGTATCGGTTTTTGACAAATGAGAACCGACGGGAAACTCTGAATCTGTTAGTTTTTTCATCTATGGATTCATGGAGATCATCTTATAGAGACCTCCCACATGAAGAGCCTAGATTACTTACGCTAACAAAAGTGAATTGAGAGCCAAGTCGCCATACTTGGTAAAGCTTACAGGGGTTGACCCACTAGGCGTAGTACTGCCTCTCAAAATTGTGTTATGTCCCTATTCCTCTCTCCCTTTCGGGTTGTAGGCGTGGATTCAGACGCCTCGTTGTTCAGTCTTGCGACCTACAGGAAATTGCTGCCCTCTGTGAGATTCGAACTCACCTCTCCGACTCAAAACGATGATCAATCGCTCGCAGGCTTAACTAGTATACTGCTGTAAGTCGTTGTTTTCACCTAGTGTAAACTAAGAGGGCATAACGATCTAAACTATCAAAAGAACTAAATACAATTATGACAGAAATCGGCTCAGAGTCAAGCTTTTTTTTCGTGAAACTAAATATAGTTGTAAAGCTTTGAATATCAACGAGTTAGCTGGGCGCACCCCGCGCACGTAAGTGCCTGAGCTTCAACAGTTTAGTAACCTAACCAAGCCAAAACATCAGTTGCTTTATAGTAAGACAAAAAGCCAAGTTCTTCAAAGAATTGGTTAACATCTTTTGCGTCTTGATTGTGATCCTTTAACTCTTGGCAAGCTCTCTCTCTTGAGATTGTGACCCCTTCCGCTGATTCGTAATAGTCAATCATGAGTTCACTCCTTCCTGCACAAAACCCGTCTCATCTTTTTTGGCTCTGCCTTTTTCGATAAGCCCGACAACAACACCCTTCTTGTCAAGGAAACGCAAATCGGTTTCGTCACCATTGACAACTTCAAAGCCCTTCCAAGTTTTCGGTAGCTGATTGCGAAATACAACCGCAACATTACCGCCCATTTCTAAAACCATATCGCAAAGCGAATCGTTATGCTCGGAGCGAGAAAAGGTCAAGTGGTAGTTGGAAGGAAAATCTTCAGCTTGATTGATAAACTTTGCCATGCGTTGAAATGACTTGGTGTAATCGTAGAATTGAGTTGAGCCATGCTTCTCAAATACAGTAACGCCATCCTCATTGATCTCATTTTCCCACATTAAATCGCTTGTGAGGTTGAGTCGAAAAACTGCTTTCATATTCTTTTTGTGTGCAGACTTTACCGAGGAAATAATTTCCTTTGATAATTTAGCGAGAAAATCAAACTTTTGCTCGAAGAATAGCTTTGTCTTGGCAATGCGTGAATCTTGAATCATATTCATTTGTCCACGACCTGCCGTATTCAAACAAGCCATTGTGCAACCTTTTGAACGCCAACGGCAAGTTTCGTAGCCCGACAAATTTGCAGGAGCTAAATGAATTCCTTTTGTGATGTAACCAAGTTTCTCGCCCTTGAGAATTTTTTGATTGCCCGAAGTAAGTATAGTTGTCTTAATCATGATATAATAATAGTATAATTAACCTTGCTTGTCAAGCTTTTTCGTAATCTTTTTTGCTTTTTCAATTCCGCCCTCAAGCCCGAATTGCCCCACTAGCCTTTTGAATGTTTCCCATGCGATTGTGTTAGGCGGAAGTTTATTGAATTCTTTCATTCTGTCTTTTGCTTTAATCATAACTACAGTATGACAGATTCCACCGCAAAGTCAACAAAAAAATTCATCAAATTAAAAATAGTTGTAACTCCCTGCGTATCAATAGCTTACGGACGCGGCCCCCGATCTCATAAGTCGTTGATCATGAGTGGGATAGGTTTTTTAGTTGAATCGAGGAGGAGAGCGAGCAGAGGGGTATATTTGCTCCATATTTGGCTCGCCCCTATTTCACATTTTTAGCTTTCGCTTTTTTTTCGTCAAGTAGCTTTTGATTAACTACTCGCTCTTCCTCAATTTCACGAATCGTTAGAGTCGCCTCTTCTTTGGTGTCGTACCAATAGCAAGTTAAGTCATTCATCCCTTCGTATGGATCAAAGAACTCAAACCATACTCCCCACAAATCTGAATCGGCATCATATTGCGGTTCGTCCAATGGGGGCATAACTCCCAATTCATCTCTAGCACAAACTGCATCTACATAAGCGTCAGTAATCATACTCCCAACATCTCCTTGAATTGTTCGTAAACCTTTTGTTTACTTCCCTTTAGTCCATACTCTTGCTTTATGATAGCATAGCAAGACTGACCTCGTTTGGTCATTCCAAGCGTTTCTAGTTTTAAACCTCTAAGCAATACTCTTGCTCGAAAGGCATCAATTTGTTCTTTTCCTGTTATCGTTGTCATAGTTATATTATCTTAAATTTTTCGTTAAATGTCAAGCAAAAAGTTACATAACTTTGCTACCTACTTGATAGACAGACCATTGCTCTACTCCTTGATAGGATGCGTATTGCTTATCGTTTTTCGCCCAACTTACTGCTCCATCAAGAGTCGTAAAATACCTTGGTAGTGCATCGGGAGATGCGTCATCTACTAGCATATATGCCCCATAGTGAATATCGCAAGGACTATACTTGTTTTCTGTATTGGATTGTTCTACCCAATCCAAATATTCATGTTCGTCTGTAGAGTAATTCATTATACAGGTTGAAGTGCTTCCTTGTAAAATACTTCATCTACTTTGCCGTCATCGTTGCGAACTTGAAATTCAAGGCATTCGGCAGGGAATACATGACAAGGCTCATCCGCACCATTTTGCTCGATATACCAAGTGGGTGGATTTTGTGGTTGAACAACTAAACCTATAAAGCCATGCTCGACAAAGTACTTGACTACTTTTGAGCGACCAATGCCGTTAATCTTTACTTCGACTTCTGAGTCAACCGCAGGAATTGGTTTGTTGGCAACCCATTGGAGTTGTCCAAACTCAGTATAAGTCCCTTTTGGGCGTGATATGCTTTTAGTTTCTACTAATTCTGTTTTCATCATATGTATATTCTGTCAGTTTTTGTCTGTTTTGTCAAGCATTAATTTGCTTTGTTTTCTTCGCACCACTTTCTGTTTGCGACTTCTTCGGGATGCCAATAATACCTTTCGGGATTATGCTTCTCTTTTCGATCTGCTTCTTTTACTGCGTCTAGCAGTTTGTGGAAAAGCCCTTTAACTTCGCTAACAAAATCCTCACTTCCCATTTCGGGATATACATGGCTTATGTCGTTTGGGTCATAGACATTAACAATATCAAACAATACCTCAAGTTCTTTTTTGGTAAAATCGTTATTATCCATTTTGTTTCTGCTCCTCGTTAAGTTGATCCATGATCTTTGCCATCTTTACAAGTTCCGCACGAATTTCTCGCTTGGAATCAACTGATGCTTTAGGGTTTTGGAGAACCTCGATCATTACATGGATGAGGTGTTCCCATTTCGGTGTTATATCTATTGTCTTCATTATAGTATTATCGCAAATTTTCAGCTAATTGTCAAGAAAAAAGATTCAAATATCCGTATTCTGATTCCACATCATACAAGAAATCCTTTACGCACACCATAACCATATCCTTCCATGCTTCCGTTCCTACCTTAACTCTATCGTCAAAATAGTCATAGAAGGGAAAGTCGGGCATATCGTGTACTGAAACTCCAACTTTTAGCATTACTACTGAATCAACTGCATTTATAAACTTATCCATTTTTCTTAATTGTTATTCTATAATTATGGCAGGAAAACAGGGTAAAGTCAAGGTTTTTTTTTGTTAAATTGAAATTAGTTGTAAAGCTTTGGCGCTCAGTACTTTATGAAAGCGGCCCCCGCGCACGCAAGTCGTTGACTGCCATTAGGTTACAAAAAAAGGGCCCACCGTTTAAGGTGGACCCTTTGCCGCATGCGCGACGTTACAACCTAGACCGACTTACTGACAAAAACAGCGTCACCACACTTAGCTTTAAGGATCTGCCCCTTGACTACGCGACGATTTCCTGCATTCATGTCCCTAAAACAGACAAGCTTATTGCGACGTCCGACCTTAACCGAATGGCGCTTGCGCTCATCTCCTCGCTGAACAAGAAGAGAAACAAATCGACCTTTGTGATTTTCGAGTACTTTTTCTAACTGCATAATATTATTCCTTAGTTTAGTTTAAATCCAACTTCTGCATCAAGCACAGAGTGCAATGCTTCAGAACGCTTTGGCAAAGCCATGAGGTTGCCCTTGTAGATTTCGGTGAATCCATTGTAAAGCGAATTCATATTCCGATGAGAGAACTCATCGTGATCAGAATCATGCCATTGCTCAACGACATCCATAATCTTTGACTTGGGCAAAGCACCTGCCTTACAAGAGCGAACCACAAGGTCATTAACTTGAGAATCCTCAAGATCAAACTGAGAATAAGCCTCAATCCGATTGTCTTGCTTGTTCCACATTCCGAACAACTTTCCAAGCGTGCGAGATATTACCTCGTCAAGGTCATTCAAGATATTCTTGGTGTGCCTTCGGGCGAGCGTTACCTCATTGTGGAAAATGAGATTGTCGCAAACGAATGGTGCATCTCCTGCACACAATCCTGCAGGAAAACACTTATCGTGAGCATTTCTCAACCCAACGATTGTGCCTCGTTCATTATTCTCTCTATCCTTATGGGATACTTGGAACAACCCAAAGTACCTTTGACCATCACGGGCAAGATTGTGGGATGAACCCAAAACCTCAAAACCTCGATCTTCCAAACGAGATTGCACCTTGTTGATGAGAAAATTGTGTCCGATTGGACGCCAAGTTTCAGTAGCTTCGGGAGTTTCAACTTGAGCAACTTCGCTCAAATCAACCCTCGTGTGATTGCCACCACAGATGTTAAGATTTACTTTTGGAGATTGAATCTCAGTCGTGTCTATTATATTAACCATTTTTTAATTATCCTTTTTTAATGTTATAAGTATATTATCTCAAATTTTCGGGGTTTTGTCAAGCGTTTTTTTCAACAAAGACCGATTTTTTATTCAGTTTCGCTACAGAGCAGAACCATCTAGGCTTTTGTGTAACCTTATCGACAAACGATTCGTGCTTGTATGGGTTATAAGTGATTTGCGTGAGTTCTTCGCCCTTGATATCATCCCAACACGCAAAAGATGGGTCGGGGTGAGAAATATATCCTCTGATACCTGCGTGAACATTTTTTCTCTTTTCCTTTAGGACTCTTTCCCTACCCTTACGATTTACCTTCATGGAACCAGAATAGATCGTAAGGTCTTCTGCATGAGCCTTCACCAAACCATCCTGCTTAACGCTCCAACAATCCTTATGGAGGTTCTTGTAAACAAAGACCTTGCGGTCAAAGTCAATTTCATATCTTTTGTCATCTTTTGTTCGATTCATTATATATATTATGACAGATTTCGGGTTAATTGCAAGAAAAAAATGCACCTAGAGCGAAAATAGTTGTAAACCCCTGATGCTCAAGGGTTTCGGCGCGCGGAGACCGCTGCCACAAGTCGTTGATAGTCAAGCATTTATGTATTATATAACCCCAATAAAAAACCCCCTCACTCCGTAGAGTGAGAGGGTAGACACATGATGACAACTAAAAGTCGTATTTCTTCGGTTTTGGTTTCGGTTTTCCGTAAAGTATCTTTTTCCGTAGTTTGTGTTTCCAATTAGCCATATTTCAATCTCCTATATTTAGACCGCACTCTTTCCATATGAGTATTCTTTCCAAATCTTCAAATCAAAATCTGCGACACTCATTCCTTCAAAATTAGCTATACGCTTAAACAAGGTTGCGAACCTCTCGTAAATCTTTGGGTTTTGGGGAGTTGACTTCGGAACATTCTTGTATCCTACATCAGTTAGATAACGCAGAATATGGGTATCCAAAACAGGCTCATCATAATCCTCGCTTGAGTGAGTAAGAAAGAACCTCGAAGTCTTGGTGCTAATTCCACGAACCTCTTGCAATTCTTCAATCGTAATTCCAATCAAATCATCGGGCATTAAATCCGCACAATCTTCAAATGAATTATATCTTTGTTTGTAAGGTGCAATCTTGCATTTATTCAATTGCTTCATTAATTCACTTCTTGCCCTTAATTGCCTTATATAGTCAAAAGGGTATAGACTTTGCTCTCTTGCTCCTTCTAGAAATAAATCTAGCTTGCGTGTTTCAATTTCACTCTTTTTTCCTGCAACGCATATGCAGTATAGCAAAAACTCTTGTAGTTGCCATTGAGTCCGTTTATAGTTAGTTACTTTTTTTGGATTAATCATGTGTGTTTTTTTGTTTAGTTATCTAGAGATATTAAGTACCAATAGAAAATGCCGAAACATATTAAGTATATCAATAATTCCATTCATTTTTTTTCCTCTCTTGTTATAAGACATTATACTTTGTTTTGTCAGCAAAGTCAAGTCTATAGTACTCAGCGCACGCTTATTCGTAATCTCTAAAAGCGATTGCAAATGGAAATCTCGGAATGCCATCAGGAGTAAGCTGAAAGAATTTTATTGTAGCTTCCTTGCCAATGTATTGCTCCTTGTTGTCGAGTATCTCTTTGAGGTACTCAAATGAGCCTTTGACATTAGAATTAAATGTTTTTTGGGTTTTGGGGCAATAACAAACTAAATGCTTGCAAGTACCACTTCTATTACCATTACCCTCTTCAATGTCGATTACTTTGTATTCTGCATCTTGAAAGTCTTTTCTCTTTAACAAGGTCTTACTTCGCTTGTTTTCATCATATGGTGAATTGGTACGAATCATTTGACCTTCGTATCCAAACTCAAGATATGTTTCATACATTTCGTTCAAGCCTTTTTCGCTATGAATCTGAGATGTAGTAACAAGAACCAAAGAATCACTTTGTGGAAATAAAGAACTTAATTCTTCCAATCGCAAAGAAAATTTTGTATTGCTACCTAAAATATTAATTTGTGGTGCATCATATATCCAATATTGGATTGTGGTTTTTGCTTCTTCAAGTCTTTCTGTAAAGGCTTTTTGCTTCTTGGCAAAACTTGTATCGGTATCATTCTTTCCACGAACAGGCTTTTGCTTGCGAACAAGAGATGTAATCTTATTGAAATTTTCTTTCAATTCGTGATTGTAAAGTTCTCCGTCAAGAATCGTATCGGGATGCTCTGCAAACAAACCTTTGAGGCTCGATAGAATATGTGGAACTGCATCAATTACTTTACCCTTGCGTGAGCGAGCAATTAACTCTCCATCCTCCATGCGAACGATGCACCTAATTCCATCTAATTTTGGTTGCGAATAAATCGGATATTGTACCTCCGCTTTTCGGTCATCGTAATTCAATGCTAACATTGGCTCAAAGAACTTCTTGGTCTTTGCTTGTTCGGGTGTTTTCGCATAACCCGAATCTAATTTCTTCTGCCATTTAGACTGAGCCTCTAAACCTGCTTGGGCTTGAGGAGTTGTTTCGTTGGAGCGTCCAACATTTTTGGCTTCGCAAGAAGTTGGCTTGTCTTGGGTCTTTTTACCCTCAACAAGTCCCTTTACTGCGTAAAATCGTGAATCATCAATATGAACCTGCCATTCACGCAATCTGCCGACAGAATCAATCTTAAATAGTTTTGGTAGTGTTTTTGTCATCATACAAGTATTATCTCATATATAGCTTGGTTTGTCAAGCATTTTATATAGAAATTTTATTAATTTTCTGCATTCGAGCCTCAAACGAAACTCCAAGATCAGAAAGTTCTTTTGTCTTTTTCTCCAACTGCTCCTTGTTGTACTTTAACTTTTTTTGTTTTTCGCTCTCAAGCCCATTTCTGATTACCTCTTCTAATTTTTTAAGAAAAAACTCGTTTGTCAGTTCTCCGCCAATGTTGGGGTAGGGGTTTGTGAGTTTATTAAATGATCCATCTTCCTTATAGGGGAGTCCTTCATGCAGTACAACCTTAGTTTCAGTATTTGTGAATTTTTTCGCCCATTTTCTTATTGTATTGTGCAAAACCTGTTCTGCTTTCAGCATTGACACTTCGTCATTCTCGTACGAATCATAAAATAAATTATTCTCACAAAGAGGTCTCGTCCCTCCAAAACCCCAATTTACCCAATAATCGTATTCGTATTTACCATTATCAATATTATGTTTATGCTTGTGGCATATTGATGTAGTATCTCCGTTGTGATATTGAGTCCAATGTTGGCTCATTCTCTTGTCTGCGGGAGTTGGGTAGTTAAATGTCCCTGACTCTTGAGTAGTTTTACCTACCTTTATATTTATTGCAATTAACTGATCGCAATTTTTTGGTTCTAAGTCAACCCTGCAAGCTCCATAAACACAATAAGTCATTTTATTCCCCTGTTGGCTTAGCCATCTGCCCCGCTTCAATCTTCCTTATCTTTGCTATCGGTAGATGCTCCATGCCTAATGCCTTGTTGGAGCAACTTGCTTTCACCTTGCCCCCAACTTCTTCAACATCTCCATACATCTCAAGGTACGGATGATTCGGATCTTCGGCTTTAAGCGTTTTGCGGATTTTGTTCATTGTTAGCGTAAATACCATGCGAACTCCATTCGCTAAGTCTCCTGCATATCCAATAAATCCCCATCCCTTTTCAGTTAATTCTTGAACTTCGACATTCCAATCGTCCACACGAATGAGGCGATAGTCTCCGACTTCCAAGTAGTTTTCATCGTATCTAATTTTCATTATGTATATATTATCTCACAGTTTAGTTGTTTTGTCAAGCACTATGTGCAAGTTTATTCGCATTTCTTCTGACTAATTTTCTCTTGCCTACCTTTCGGTGCTTGTTGTGTATACTGCACTTTTTTTCTAGTAAAATTAAAGCTTTTGGATAACCACATAGTTCAGCTACCTTTGCATTATTGTAAGCAATATCCCTACAGATATATTCCTCTCTCTTCATTCTTCGTACATAAAGACAGGTTTATTGGGATTATCCATGCCCATAAATGTTCCTATCGTATTAAACTCAAAAAATTCTATAGCTTCCTCATATGTCATATCATCTTGATTAACATGACCACTTAGAATTTGATCGACTGAATATACTACTCTTCCATCTTCACTATACCCCATTATAGTTTCATTATAAAAACTTTGTGGTTCTAGCAAAATAGCTTCGGGATTAAGTTCAGCTATATTATCAACCAATGCTTGAATGCGTTCTCGTCTTGCTTGTCTTAATTCTTTTATAATTTCCATAATATTAAAATTCTGTTTTATCTTTTATATATAGTATAAGCCAATCTCTCAATGTTGTCAACTCATAAATGATTCTATCGTAATTATCTATTCCCTCGAAAAAACTGATCGATTGCTCCGCACCACCTATTTTTGTATGTATCTCTACTAGATGCTCTTCTGACAAAAAATCAGTTCCTTCTGTAACAATAAAGTCGATTGCCTCATGTAGTTCAATAATTTTTTCTGTATAATTAGGATTCATTGCTCTAAGCAGTAAGACCAATATCTCGGACTCCTTTTGTTTTGCACTCTATCCCAATAGATTTCTCGTACAACCGCAGGATTTACATTATGCTTACGGCAAATCTTCAACCATACTTGCTCCATGTCCAAATAGAATTTGCCACTTGGAGTACCATCTCTATCGTAACCCATGAAACGCAAAATGTGAACATCAAGGCAAACGAGTTTGGCTTGAGTAGGAAACGAAAGCGTAATTGCGAAAGTGGTCTTAGCGTAACCTAACCCATAAATTCGTCCAACTAACCTATTCCTTGCCTCCTCCCAAGTTTCTAAATCGCTCTTGTAGAACTCTTTGGGATCATTTCGGAAACCTTCTGCGAGTTGCCATAGACCCTTAATCCTTCTGTGAAACATACCCAATCCGCTAGTCTTGATAATCTCCGTAAGGCGATCCTTGCTGATCGTCCAAGAAAGGTCGCTCATCAATATATTGTAACCTTTAACATTGGATTCCCATGTGGTATGTACAGAACAGATGGCAAAAACCCATCTTTGAAAATACTCAAAATCATTCTTGATCGTAAGAGAGTCCCAATATTCTGTATTAGTCTTGATTGCTCCCTTGCTTAATTTGCTTAAAAATTTATCTAAGCTAGGTGAAGCAGTTGGTTTGCGATAACCTTTACTCTTAGTTCCGCTCTTGAGTGGATTAGCTTTAGCTATCTCAATATGCTTTTCAATAAGAGAAAGGTCTAGTTGTTCTTCCTTTTTCGTTGTCATGCTTATATTATCTCAAATATTAGCTCGTTTGTCAAGGTTTTTTTTCGCTCACCCAAGCTTTTCTTACTTTATACCTTTTTAAAGGTAATTAAATTGGCTGATATTCTTTGACTATCTTTGGCTTTTGCCCTTATATGCCCAAATACTCTTTATTTCGCTCAAAATCGTTTATAATTATGTCGGGGCATTGAGTCTATATGTTTATAAAATTCTCTTTCATCGACATATCATGTTTATTTAGCCCAATCGCATTCATATTTTCTTATAACTATGTATACTTATTTATTTAAGCTAAAACCATTCGCATTTTATTTGATTAAAGCATCTAATGCAAAAAAAACAATTAAAAATATTATAAAATATATAATTAATTGCTCCACTTTATTTGATTGAATTTGATTCTTATTTATTTAGCCGAATCTCATTCATATTTTTATTCAATNAAGTCGCCTTTTTATTTGGCTTTAAATCTTTTACAATTCTAATCGCTCTTTCCGCTTTCATCAATTCAAGTTCTTCTTTATTTGTTAATGGTATAAAGGGATAATTTGATTGCCAATCTTTTACTTGACTTATTTGTTTTTCGGCATATTCAGTTACAATATTTATCGCTTGACTTTTTGTAATTTCGCCTTTTATTGTTATATATTCCATATCAAGTTTAAAGTTATTTAGGATGGGTTATTTTGTAATTTAGAAAGTATTATTATTTTTTATTTGATATTTATAGAAGTCGGGCAGTCCCTAATGACCCATTTCCACCCATTCTTTCCCACTACCAAATTTAACTTCTATTAACTTAAAACGCAATTTTTAATATATATCCCTTATATCGGATATTATATATAATCCCTTTAATTGTTATCTCTTACCCTTTGATTTGGAATAATGGTTATAAACCTCATATTCTCTACCATCATCCCTTAAAACTCTAATGTATCCTTTAGAGTGGTCTGCGGTCTGCTTTGCCCATTTAAAGGCTTCCTTGTGGGGAAATGCGTTGGTATTCG